GCACGGAAGCCCAGTCTTCAATACTCCGAGTAATGAAGTCTTTGACCCCCATGGAGAGTTAATAGATGTAGGTGTAATAGACAATTGGCAAAATGAAGCTGATGGTTTAAGAGGTGATCAAGATGCTTTAAACGAGTTTTACAGGCAGTTTCCAAGAACTACAGAGCACGCGTTTAGAGATGAAACAAAAAATAGTATATTTAACTTAGTAAAAATATACGAACAAATAGATTACAACGAAGAAATGTCTAGAACATTAGGTATTTCAACAGGTAATTTTCAGTGGGTTAACGGTGTAAAAGATTCAAGCGTTATATTTTATCCAGATCCAAAAGGTAGATTTAAAGTAAGTTGGGTACCACCAACAAATATACAAAACAAAATTGTAATTAAAAATGGTATTAAATATCCTGGTAATGAACATATGGGCGCTTTTGGTTGTGACTCGTATGATATATCAGGAACTGTAGATGGTAAAGGTTCTAAAGGTGCTTTACACGGTTTAACAAAGTTTAGCATGGAAGATGCACCGGCTAATACGTTTTTCTTAGAATACTTAGCAAGACCACAAACCGCAGAGATATTTTTTGAAGACGTTTTAATGGCTTTAGTATTTTACGGGATGCCTTTACTTGCAGAGAATAATAAACCTCGTTTATTGTATTATTTAAGAAGACGTGGTTACAGAGGTTTTAGTATGAATAGACCTGATAAAGTTTGGAATAAATTATCTACTGCAGAAAAAGAAATAGGTGGTATACCAAACTCAAGTGAAGATATTAAACAAGCTCATGCCGCTGCAATTGAAATGTATATTCAAAATCACGTAGGCATGAATACTGAAGGTCAATTTGGTAATTGTTATTTTAACGAACTATTAAACGACTGGGCTAAATTTGATATAAACAAAAGAACAAAACATGATGCTTCTATTAGTTCTGGTCTTGCTATAATGGCAAACAACAGGCATCTTTATAGACCAAACGCTACAATAGAAAAACCAAAACTAAATATAAATATTGCTACTTATTCAAATAAAGGTAATATGTCAAAATTAATTAAAAAATAAATATGATTGTAAAAAGTTATTTTCCTTCTCAAGTTGTAAGTGATGTGGAAAAAATGAGCTATGATTACGGTTTGAAAGTTGCTAAAGCTATTGAAGCTGAGTGGTTTCATACTGAAAGAGGTAGCAACAGGTATAGAACAAATCACAATAACTTTCATAATTTAAGATTATACGCTAGAGGCGAGCAATCAATACAAAAGTACAAAGATGAGTTATCTATAAACGGTGATTTATCTTATCTTAATTTAGACTGGAAACCAGTACCTATTATACCTAAGTTTGTTGATATAGTTGTAAATGGTATAGCTGAGCGCATGTATGATGTAAAAGCTTACTCACAAGATCCTTATGGCGTAGAAAAGCGCACGCAATATATGGAGTCTTTATTAACAGATATGAGAACCCAAGAGTTTAATGATTACGTAGGTGAAGCTTTTGGAGTTGATTTATACGAAAACGATAAAGATATGTTGCCTGAATCTCAAGAAGAATTAGATTTACACATGCAGCTTAGCTATAAACAAGAGGTTGAAATAGCGGAAGAACAAGCTATTAATACGTTGTTACAAGGAAATAATTATGAATTAACTAAAAAACAATTTTATTACGATCTTACTGTGTTAGGTATTGGCGCTGTAAAAACTAGCTTTAACACTTCAGAAGGCGTAGTTGTTAATTATGTTGACCCTGCTGATTTAGTTTATTCATACACTGAATCACCTTATTTTGATGACTTATATTATGTTGGTGAAGTTAAAAATATACCAATAAATGAACTTGTAAAACAATTTCCTCATTTACAACAAGAAGATTTAGAAGATATAGTTAAGAATAAAAACTATAACAAAACTAACTATAATCAAGGTTATAGTTATAATGAGCATGACACAAACAAAGTTCAAGTCTTATATTTTAATTATAAAACTTACATGAACGAAGTTTATAAAGTAAAAGAAACAGGTACAGGTGCAGATAAAATATTAGCAAAAGATGACACGTTTAATCCACCAGAAGATAATGGTAATTTTGGTAAATTACATAGATCAATAGAGTGTTTGTATGATGGTGCTATTATTTTAGGAACTGACAAGTTGTTAAAGTGGGAGATGGCTAAAAATATGATGAGGCCAAAAAGCGATTTTACTAAAGTAAAAATGAATTATGCTATAGTAGCTCCACGTATGTATAAAGGTAGAATAGAATCTTTAGTACAACGTATTACTGGTTTTGCTGACATGATACAGCTTACTCATTTAAAACTACAACAAGTTTTATCTCGTATGGTACCAGATGGTGTTTATTTAGACGCTGATGGTTTAGCTGAAATAGATTTAGGTAACGGTACAAACTATAATCCACAAGAAGCTTTAAACATGTTCTTTCAAACAGGTAGTGTTATTGGTAGGTCATTCACTTCTGAAGGTGATATGAATCCTGGTAAAGTACCTATACAAGAAATAACAAGTGGTAGCGGTGGTAACAAAATGCAAGCTTTGATTGGTAATTACAATTATTATTTGCAAATGATTAGAGATGTAACCGGGCTTAACGAAGCAAGAGATGGTAGCACACCAGATAAAAATGCTTTAGTTGGTGTACAAAAACTAGCCGCAGCAAATAGTAATACAGCAACAAGGCATATATTGCAGGCTGGTTTATTTTTAACAAAAGAAGTTGCTGAGTGTTTATCACTTAGAATATCTGATATTATAGAATATTCTCCTACTAAAGATGCTTTTATACAAGCAGTAGGTATTCATAACGTAGCTACACTTGAAGAAATGTCTGAATTATATTTATATGATTTTGGTATATTTATAGAGCTTATGCCTGATGAAGAAGAAAAAGCAATGCTTGAAAATAATATTCAAATGGCATTACAACAGCAAAACATAGAACTTGAAGACGCTATTGATCTTAGAGAAATAAAAAGCGTTAAACTTGCAAATCAATTGCTTAAGTTACGTAGAAAAAAGAAAATAGCTAGAGATCAACAACTTGCGCAACAAAATATACAAGCACAAGCACAAGCCAACATGCAGACACAACAAGCTTCTGCTCAGCTTGAAGTTCAAAAAGAACAAGCTAAAATGCAAAGCGAAGCTCAACTTGAACAAATGAAAGCACAACTTGACGCGCAAAAACAAGCGCAAGAAGTTGAATATAAAAAACAACTTATGGAGTTAGAGTTTCAAATGAACATGCAGCTTAAACAATTAGAAACTGAAAACACTAAAGCTAAAGAAAAAGAAAAAGAAGATCGTAAGGACGAAAGAACAAGAATACAAGCTTCACAACAAAGTGAGCTTATAGATCAAAGAAAAAGCGACAAAGCACCTAAAAACTTTGAGTCCGCAGGTAATGATATATTAGGAGGCGGATTTGATTTAGGTAGTTTTGATCCTAGGTAACAATTATTAATTATTATTATATTATATTATGGCAAAAAAGAAAACAGAAAAAGTAGTAGAAAAGGCTACTGAAGACAACGTAACAAAAGTTGATCTTAAAAAACAAATAAACAAAGATGATAATATCATCAAAGTAGATTTAACTAAAAAACCAGAAACAGATGCCGTTCCAGAGCAAAGCACAGATGAGGTTCCTGTACGCGACGAATCCAAAACTAGCAAAAAAGTACTCGAAGAAAACGTCGAAACAACAGATGAAAAACCTACCGGAGAAGAAGTCTCCGACACAGTTCAAGATGAAACACCCGTTCTTGAAGAAATAACTGAAGAAGAAGTTGAAGAAAAAATTGAAGAGCAAGTAGAAAATTTAGCTGAACAAGCTCAAGATGCTATGGCAGAAGCTCAAGAAACTGGCAAAGCAATACCTGAAAATTTACAAAAAGTTGTAGATTTTATGGAAGAAACTGGTGGTACGCTAGAAGATTATGTAAGACTTAATCAAGACTTTTCTAGTTACGATGACATGACAGTTCTTAGAGAGTACTACAAACAAACAAAATCTCACTTAACAGATGATGAAATTAGTTTTTTAATGGAAGACTCATTTTCATATGACGAAGAAGAAGACGAAGAAAGAGAGATTAAAAAGAAAAAAATAGCGTTAAAAGAGCAAGTTGCCAACGCTAAAGCCCATCTGGACGGGCAAAAGTCCAAATACTATGAAGAAGTTAAAGCTGGTTCTAGGTTAACTACCGAACAACAAAAAGCAGTTAACTTTTTTAATAGGTACAACAAAGAAAGCGAAGAGAATAAAAAAATAGCGGACAAACAAACTAATACTTTTAAATTAAAAACCCAACAAGTTTTTAACGATAAATTCAAAGGTTTTGAATATAACGTCGGAGATAAAAAATATCGGTTTAACGTGAAAAACGCTGGTGAGATAAAAGAAACTCAAAGCGACATTAATAATTTTGTCAAGAAGTTCTTGAATAAAGAAAATGAAATGTCAGATGCTA